GGGCATTCGAATACCTTCTTGAGCCAACGGTTGATGATTTTCTCGTCGAGATTGCCGCCACCAACGTGCCGAATTGGGATATATCCAGACCAGTCGTCCACTGCGATTGCGTAGCCTACAACTTCGCCATCACCAGTGGCCCATCCCGGCCCATTCTGCTTTAGATTTGGGTCGCGTGTCTCGACGTCAATCGCTATTTTCTTAGCGTTCGTTATATCGGGTAGTTCGTGGGGTGGAACCCACTCGCTCTTGGGAGCGAACATTGCCATTTGTAGTGCCATCTGTAACCTGCCATTTTAGATGTTGCGCCATGTCGGCCATTATAAAGACGAATTGTTCTGGGGGTATTTTTGCTATTTTGACATTATCTTCCCAGATGTACAAACCGTCGTCCCTAACTGCCCAGTAGTAATCCCAACTCATTGCACAGTCTCCTTGTCGAAAAGCTTTTTCAATTCGTCATAATGTTTTCCTGAAATTTCAAAATATACCTGCCCATCGTTAAAATATATTTTTTTAAACTGCTCATCTAAGTAAAATCCGTAAGATTTAGACCATCGTTTGGAACACTGCCATTCTTTGATTATGTCCCGTTTTTTAATATTCCAAAATCTAATCATTTTTCGAGGTCCTTTCCACGGGGTAGTATACTAAGTGAAGTGAATTACAGTTGGGGCATGTAAGATTTGTGACCATGCTGTATTCTTCGTGCATAAGTTCTAAATCTTCGCCATCGTCGGCGGCTATTCCAACGTCGTAACTTTCTACGTCACAATCGTGGTCGCCGCCCCAGATTAGTTCTGTCTTGCAGTGCCAACAGTTCATAACGGATAACTCCTCTGCGCGTCTTCTGGTTCAACGACAAACAAATTCCTGCGGGTCCGCGTTACACCTACATAGAACACTCTGTGTATGTCGTCGGGGTTATGTTTAAGCTGCTCATCCGCTGCCGCAGATAGATCAGTAAACAAGATTACGTTGTCGGCCTCGCCACCCTTTGATCCGTGGATCGTGGACACTGTAATGCGGGGCGTTCCATTGAACTTCTCGCCACGGCGCAGTAGCGCAGTGATATAGGCACGGTCTTTGTCTGGTATGCGGTCCATGGCCTCTGACCAGATCATGTTTTCGTCGGCGGCTAACCCGTGGTGCAACTGTAGGTGCGCCAAGCTGAGTTCGTCTGTGTCCTCGACGCCTGTAAGTTTCTTGTAGCCTCGTGCAATACGATTGCCTGTAGACATGTAGCTGTAGATGTTGCGGGCTGTTTTGCCTGATACGGTGCGGCCTTTCTGTAGGTCGGTCCACCCGTTGACGGCGTCACTTAGTTTCTCGCCAATGGACCGTGAGCCGCGATAGATAAACAGGTGCCCGTTGGAGCGTAGGTCGGCTGCAACTGGCTGCAACTGGTATCCTGCTTGGGCTAGTACGAGCCAAGAGCCGCGGGACATGTCCAGTTCAGACAGGTCGGTGATCCGTGAGTAGTTTCCGCGCTCATCTCTCGGCTCGTATCGCTTGGGGTAACGCCTGTGTATACGCTTGGATATACCCTCGGCTATACCGTGTACGGTTGACGGGATGCGGTAGGACTTAGAAAGTGTCTCTGACGGCCCGTCTAGGTTGATGAAGTGGTCCACGTCGGCCCCTGCCCAACGGTAGATAGCTTGGTCGTCATCCCCTGCGCAGTACATGCGGTCCGCCTTCTGTTCGATTAGGTGGGCAATATCCCACTGTAGGGGCGATAGGTCCTGCGCTTCGTCGAGAAAGCAGAGGCTAAAGCGGGGGCAGAACCGATGACTGTCGTCTACAAAGTTTTGAAGCATGTCTGTAAAGTCGAAGAGGTTGTTACCCTTTTTGTAGGCACGGAGACTTTTCGCCACAAAGTTTACCGTGTTCCAATCGTGTTCCAGATCGCTCTTGTTGTATTCCTCACGCAGGTCAGTCTTCTTGATCCGCGCTAGGTTGATTAGACCAATGATGGGGTCGTGTTGATTTACCATGTCCATCAGATCGTCGTCGATGTCAGGGGCACGGCCAGACTGTAGAGTTATGCCGATAGCCTTACTTAGCTCACGATAGTTTTCTGGTTGCATCACCTGTTCGGGGCGTATGTCAGACAGAGTCAAAGCGAGACTGTGTAGTGTGCGGAAGTAAAACAGGTCCTTCTTTGGGTCTAGGTTAAAGCGGGCAGCCGCGCGTTCCTTGGCCTCGGTTGCGGCCTTTTTGGTAAACGCGAGAAAGGCAATGCCCATGGGCGGAGTGCCGTCTTCAAGAGCCTTGTCCACCATGTTGAGTAGTGTCGTTGTCTTGCCCGTCCCCGGGGGTCCGAATATTCTGAACATGCTGCTTTTCCCTGTTATATATCTGCGACACGCGTTGCTTTGAGATGTTGAACCACTTGCCCACAGCCGTTGCGGTCATGAGTTCCTCGTCGATCATACGGACGATCTCTTTGTTTCGTTTTTTCTTAAAATCGTTCAAAACGGAGACTCCCCACCAAACTGTGGCACTTTGATATCCATGTCGCCTTTCTCAAAAGACGGTATGCACCAGACACGAACAGAGCGGCCTTTGATCTTCAGGACGGTACTGTCGCCGTTTATGTCGCGCAGACGCTGTGCTACCTTGTGTGACTTGTACTCAAAGAACTTATTCTTGCGTAAGTGCGCCTCGAAGTCCTTGAGCCTAAAGTACGTCTTGCCCTCTTCCTCGTCCGTATACGGTTTGCGCAACAGGATTTCCTCACGATCTTGAGCCGTCTGTAGGTAAGAGCAGAACTCTTCCAAGTAGTCGTAGAACTGACCGCTGATACTTGCGTCCTGTGCCACCTCAACGATTGCGCTTTCATTCTCTTTCATTTCCGTGAGCAGTGCGCCGACACGCGCTTCCCACTGCTCCTTCTTCGCGGTGCGTGGGTAGAGGTTAAGCTGCTCCATGCAAGCCTTTTGAAACGCCGTCTGGTTCATCAGGGCATCTGTGTCCAGTTCAAGCGGTTCGCCGTTTACATCCAGAAACCACACGGGCGGTGTTGAGTTGTACTTGCGTAGGTTTGCAATCGGTACGCCAGACGCCGCTGCGCCAATACCAAACTCCATCGTGCGGCACAGGTCCTTGTTGCAATGCGCGTTAATAGGAGCGTCGTTACACTTGTAGGCGTAGTCTTTGCGCTGCACCTGCTTGGCTACGATATTCACTTCGTTGAGCGGCAACGGCGGCTCAAAGTATTCCATGTTGTAGCGCAGGATTTCGCTTTCCCAACTGTCTGGGTATGCCTTACGTAGATACACGCCTACGTTAAACAGGCCGTTGTTTCGCCCACCCTCAGAAATCTTCAGCTTGGCCAATATCTTTAGGCAGGGCGGCCCTTTGTCAAAGTCCGCCATGTCGGCGGTGCTTTCCACTTGTAGTTTTATCACCTGTTCGGGCGTTTGCTTATGCGCCTCGTACAGTGCGAAAAACTCTTCTAGGTCGGCAGAGGTGCCGTCGTCCAAGAAAGCGTAGCGTAGACCCCCTTCTGCGTCGTAGTACGGTAGGTTTAGAAAGTTACCTACGTCGCCACGCTCAAGGTTCAGCTTAACTTGCTTGGGAAATATCTCACTATCACCGTAGCCCAATGCTGCGGAGATGTTCTGTAATGCCTTCTGCATGTCGCGGGCCTCAACCCAATCTTCTGCAAACAGAAAGCAGTGTGCGCCACCAGACTTAGATCGACAAACGACTAAGGGCAGCTTCAGACGTCTAATCTTTTCAACCAATAGCTTGTGGTCAAGCGGATACTGATCGACGTCAATACAGCCCCACTTACATTTGTTCTCTTCGTTAATCGGTATGACACCGACTGAATTGCCTTTGCCAGACAAATGACCCTGCCACAGTTTCGGGGTCCGTGGTTCACGTACAATGGAAGCCTTACCAGTATTCTTACCGTTGGACTGCTTCTTCTCTACTTTGTATGTGCCATATGCTTGTTGTAGACCATCGAAGATGGCCGCAAATTTCTCTTCGGACATCGTTCACCTCAATGTTGTTAGTGGGCGGTTCGCAGAACCCGCCGCCCGTCGGGTCATCACAAGGGAAAAAGGAACCCTTTCTGCAATTAGAAGGGAACGTCGTCACTTTGTGTTGGCGCACTGTCGTCTTGGTGTTTCACAACCACATCACCAGAGTTAATGCTTTCGTAGAAATCCTTAGCGCGTTTGTAGATAGCACCATCCGTGATCGGACCCTCGCGTGTCATCTCCCAGTTGTGCCAAGAGCCTTTGCTGTTCTCTTCCTGCACAGTCTTCATCAGATAGACTTGGCTGTAGCGAGGCGGAGTGAACGGGCCGTTCTTACCCTGCATGGTGATAGATGACATCATGCTGTTCCACTTGCGGCTCTTCTTGAGCGCAGTAGATTTCATAGCGATCAGAGCAGTCTCGACTGAGCCGTCTTCGCCTACGATAAGAACAAAGTGTTGGTGTGTCTCTTCGATGTACTCACCATCGCCGCCGACAACGTAGTCTTTGTTGTCGTCCTTGCTGCGCTGCACCTTTGGACAGTCTTGCTGTGTCTCATAGATTGCAGTCGGTGCGCCTGACCCGCTGCCACGGGGTGCCCACTGAATATAGCGGCGTTGGTAAGCACATGGGATTACACGAATGCCATCCTTACCTTTGTACACTTGACCCGATACGGTGTTGTATAGGTCGCCACGCTTTGCGTGATCTAACTCATCCAACAGAGGGTCCAAGCCTGACAGGATTTTAAGGAACGGAAGCGCGAGGTCGTCCTGACCCATGTTGCTTACGCCTTCTCCTGCATCTGCTTCGAACATGCTTGGATCGAACTCGACTACGTCAGCCTTCTTTGTTTTTGCTACTGCACTGGCCATTATTTTTTCCCCTTCTTGATAAATGCGCGTTGTCCTACATATGCGCCAAATAGTTCCATTGGAAATTCGTCGCCCGCTTCAATGCGTTCGCGAACGAATGCTTTCAGAGTACCCGCGTGAATCGATGTATCCTGTTGCGGTAAGTACCCTTCCTTCTCTGCCACCGCTTTGAATGCGTTGGCCAGATCGTCCTCGCCACGGCCAAAG